TCTTTTGCCATTTTCCATTTTGCTTGATTTTTTGCATATTCATATGCTTCACGAATATAACCTTTTGTTTGTCTTTTTGGTTTTTTTGGAGGTATAGTTTGTTTTGCAGGTTTAACTTCAATCATATAATTTTTTATCTTACCGTTAGTTTCTTTTACTTTCATATAAAAATCTGGAAAATATCTGTGCACTCGATTATCAATAGGAGAACGATAGGGTATTGCTATTTCTTCACTTGCCCACTCTAATATATTCTGATTTTTATCACAATACACCATAAACTTTCTTTCCCAAAGTGATCTATAAATGATATTAGTTGGATCACCTTTGTATTTTCTGGGAAAGGATGGATAGTATTTTCCCTTATAAGACATCTAAATAACTATACTATAATTGTATTTAGAGTGCCAGCACCAAGACCAAGAGGAATATCAGATATATTACCTAAGTTACAGAACGTAGCTCAGACATCAAAATTTCTTGTTAAATTTGTCTTACCAAGAGGTGAGTGTAGAAGTTTTTTAAGAAAAAAAGGAGTTAATGATCGTTTCATTTCTGACGATGTAGGATTACTTTGTAGCGATGCTGTTTTGCCAGGCAGTGCAATGGCAACTGTAAATACTGCAGGAGATTATCAGGGAGTTATTGAAAGATTTGCACATACAAGAAATTTTACTGAGGTAAATTTTGATTTCTATGTTGATAATGACTATAAATCACTTCGATTTTTAGAGCATTGGATGGAATTTATATCCAGTGGATCAGGAGTTGATCCTTCAGGTGATACTTATTATTTTAAAATGAAATATCCAGATGAATATAAATCAAATGATACAAGAATAGTAAAGTTTGAAAAAAATCATTTCCAATTTTTAGAGTACAGATTTATTGGATTATTTCCTAAATCGATAAATTCAACAAGGGTTTCTTATCAAAATTCACAGGTGTTAAAAGCAACCGCAACATTCAGTTTTGATCGTTATATTTGTGGTGAGTCGTCTTCACTTGCTAGATCGTTAGGAATTGACTTAAATAACAATGCATCTCTGACTGCAACTGCAAGAAATAACGCTTATAAAACAGGAAATACAGAGTTGAATAGAGTAATGAATAGTAGTTTAAATTTATTAAATGAGGGTGTAGCATATAGGGACTTAAGATATAGAGACCAAGATGGTTTAATAAGACGTAGAACTGATGTATCAGGCACCGCTTTCAGTCTATCAGGACAAGCATTAGGACCTGGCATAGTTAATCCATAATCGATTTAGAAAACCACTATAAATAATCACACTGAAGTGCTCATATTATCATGCCTTTACCAACCATATCAACTCCAACTTATGAGTTGATTATACCATCTTCCAATCGTAAAATAAAATATAGACCCTTTTTAGTTAAAGAGGAAAAGATTTTAATTCTTGCGATGGAGTCCCAAGATACAAAACAGATTGCTAGATCAGTCAAAGATGTTCTAACAAAATGTATTCTTTCAAAAGGAATAAAAGTTGAAAAACTATCCACATTTGACATTGAATATTTGTTTTTGAATATACGAGGTAAATCTGTAGGAGAACATATTGAAGTGATGGTGACTTGCCCTGATGATGAAAAAACTCAGGTGCCTATGTCAATCAACATTGATGATATAAAAATTCAGACTGAGGATAGTCATACCACTGATATCAAACTAGATGATACTTACACTTTAAAAATGAAGTATCCATCATTAACAGAGTTTATAAAAAACAATTTTGATAATATGTCAGATTTGAATGTTGATGATACTTTTGATTTGATTGCATCTTGTATTGATCAAGTTTATACTGAAGAGGAATCTTGGTCTCATCAAGAGTGTACAAAGAAAGAATTATCTGATTTTGTTGAATCATTAAATTCAAATCAATTTAAGATGATTGAAAATTTCTTTACGACAATGCCAAAATTGTCTCATACTGTTAAAGTTCTAAATCCAAATACAAAGGTTGAAAGTGAAATAAAGATTGAGGGGCTGCAGAGTTTTTTCGGATAAGTATGGCACACGAAGATCTTGTGTCATACTATAAGTTAAATTTTGCTTTGATGCAGCACCATAAATATAGTTTAACAGAGCTTGAAAATATGATACCTTGGGAGAGAGAAATCTATGTCACTCTTCTACAACAATATATTGAAGAGGAAAATCTAAAAGCACAACAAGAAAAGAATGGATGAGGAACAAGGGTTATCATCACCAATAGCAGGAGGTATTAGAGGTATTAGAAGAAGTGTATCTTCTAGTGTCTTTACTGGTCGTGCTGTTGCACCTCCAGCCCCAGATCCTCAAGTTACAAGTTTACTAAATCAAAATTCTTTAACCCTTACTACAGTTTCAAGTCAGTTAAGTAATATATCTGAGCAAGTTAGAGGACTTAATACCTCACTCTTAACTATCAAAAATAATTTAGATTTAAACGATCAATTAGAAAGAAGAAGAGAGCAAGAAAAAGCAAAGAGAGAAGCAATATTAGCAGAGCAAGCATTAAGAGAGGGTAAAGAGTCAGAACTAGAGAAAAAAATTCAGTTTGCATTACTTACACCTGTAAGGAGAGTTTCAAGATTTGCTCAAGGAATTCTTGGTAGATTAGGAAATTTTCTTCTTATATTAGCAGGTGGATGGTTAGTTGATAAAACTTTATCCTTAATTAGATTAAGTTCTGAAGGTAATATAGACAAATTAAATGAATTTAAAAGAAAATTTCTTCGTGATCTTCTATTGTTAGGTGGTGTTGGTATAGGTTTAACACTTGGTGTTGGAAAAATAGTTGCAACTATCGGAAGATTATCTGGATTAGCACTTAAACTAGCATTTTCAGGATTAATCAAAGCACCATTTAGTGCTGCGATAGTTTTTCTTAGAAGACAGGTTAGAGAATTTATTAAGATTGCAGGAGCTCAAATTAAAAATATATTTTCTAAAGGACCAGGTCAATTACTTAAAATTTTTAAGATACCATTGATAGGTGGATTAGGTGCTGCAACTCTTTTCCCTAAACAAATAATGAACTTTTTACGTTCAATTACTGGTCAAAAGATCATAACGGGTGCTGTGGATGATGTAGCAAAGACTGGAGCAAAAAGTGGTGCTAGAGGATTTTTAAGAAATGTTCCAATCATTGGAAGTTTAATTGATATAGGTTTTGGAGTTTTTGATTATAAAGCAAGAAGAGATGCAGGTGAGACAAAGAAAGAGGCAGGATTAGGTGCTGGTGGAAAAACAGCTGGAGGATTAATTCCATTTTTAGTTGGAATGACTCTATTCCCCGAACCATCCTCTACAATCGCTGGAGCAGTTGGATTAGCAATATTGTCAATTTTTGGGGCAATGGCTGGTGGTAAAATTGGTGATGAGATGTCAGGATTAAACGCTAAGAAGAGAGGACAAAAACCAGATCAAGTAGAGGATACTGGTGGAGTAGGTAATGCAGAGGGTACACAGACATTCACATCAGATGATGTATCAATGTCATTCAGATCAAGTGACGCTATTAATCCAATAAATGTTAAGAAAGAATTAAATGTTGTTAGTGCAATATCAAATACTAGTTTTGAAGACTCACCAGAAATTACATACTTACCAATGGGTGGTGCAGTAAATTCAGGAGTACCTGCAAGCTCTGGTGCATCTAATGTAAGTTCAAAAACTCCAAGTGACTCTTTGCCTACAATACCTTCTTCAGATTTTGCAAATAATGCAATAGCATTATCTGAATCAATATTTAATGTGGTGGTATAATGTCAGACATAAGAGCAAGGAGAAATTCATTACTAAAATCATCGATTAGCATCAATTCGATAAGAACTTCTGTTACAAAATTTACAAAAGGTCTTCTCAATACAAGAGAAACTGCTTCAGAGATAGTAAATAAAACAAGAGAAAATAATATATTCAAACAAAAAATAATAAGTCGAGATAATTTGTTTTTTAGAAAAAGACAAGAGAATGTTAGAAGAAAGCAGAGAGAGGATGAACTAGAGGCATCAGGTATTTCTGGAGCGATCAAAAGACAAGGAACTGTTATAGCAAAAAGTACAAAGGGTTTTCTCGGAAGAATACTAGATTTCTTTGGAATTGTATTGATTGGTTGGTTTATTACTTCACTACCAAAAATACTTGATGCTTTGGGTGGACTAATAAATCGGATAAAAAAAGTAGTGGGTTTATTGACGGGATTTATAACTGGTATCACGGGATTTCTTTTTAGCATAGGACAAGGTATAACAGAGGCAATACAAAAGTTACCAAAAATTGACTTACTTGCAATTAATAATAAGAACAGAGAGGATCTTGAACTTGCAAATAATAATTTAGTACGAGTAAGTAATGATCTTATTGATACAGGAAACTTATATCGAAGGGGTGGACTAGCTGCTGGTCTAGAGAGAGCAGATGGTGACTACACTTTAAAAGAATTTAATAGTGAAGATGAAAAAAAAGAAGAGAATGTTGAAACACAAGTTGAAACTATACCGTCTGACTCAGTTGAGGGTAAACCAAAAGAAGAAGTCCAAAAATTTACATCACCTCCAACAGACTTAGCATTAAATAATAAAAAGTCTGATGATAGTGGAGATGAGTTGATAAAGGGTATTCAAAATGAGTCAACATATAATGAAATAAGATCTGCTCAATCAAGAGAGAAAGGAGAGACTATTGATAATAAAGAGACAGAAAATGAAAGAGAAAATCAAGGAGCTCAAGATGATAAAAAATTTGCTTCCGACTTAAAAATTAATGCAGAGAAATTCTTTGGAAATATCGCACAACAACAGACAGATGATTTAAATTTACAAACTGAAGAAAAACAAGATAATAGCTCAAAGGTATCAGGTGCTCTTGCAACGATAAAAGGTTTATTACCTGAAACAAGCGAAATGGATAAGAAAATTACTCCAACAAAAAAAGATAGATTTACCATATCAGGTAGAACAAAAAAGAAACGTAATAAAATAATTATTATGGAGAAGGTTGTAGCAATGGATAATCCTTCAATGTCAATATCAGGTGGTGGTTCAGGTAGTAAAGGGTTAAATAATCTTGGAGAGTTTAATTTAGACACTGAAAAGAAAATCACTAAAAAATTTCAATCAGTAATACTTAACACATAATGGCAGCAATAGATAAATCAATTTACGAAAAATTTATAATAGAGTCAGCAGATAAATCAAAAACTGTTGACATATCTTCTGGTGTCATTTCATTTACATATTTTGAAAATATATTCTCTCCTTATCTCACAGCAAGAGTAATTGTAACAAACACTGGTGGATCAGTTAGAGGTGATGACGGAAAACTACAATCTATCTACAATGGATTACCCCTTCGTGGTGGTGAAAGGGTGGTGATAAAAGTCGCTGGTAATTCAAGAGTCAATCGTGGACTTGATTTTTCAAAAAAACCCTCTGATTATTTTTACGTTGCTTCTGTCACAAATGTTATAATAAATGAGGGGACTGAGACTTTTACTTTAAATCTTGTATCAAGGGAGGCAATTACAAATGAAACTGTAAGAGTTGGTAAAAAATTCCCTACATCACAAAAAATATCCGATTCTGTTGAGGATATATTAAAAAATTACTTGAAAGTAGATAAGATAAATGAAATCGATGAAACACAGAACCCTTATGGTTTCATTGGAAATATGAAAAAACCATTTACAATTTTAACTTGGTTGGCTTCAAAATCTGTTTCAGGTAAATCAAAAACTGGAGAAGATGCTTCAGCAGGCTATGTGTTTTTTGAAACTCAGCAAGGATTTAACTTTAAGTCATTAGATGATTTAATGGAACAAAAACCATATAATAATGAATTCAAATTTACACCAGGCATTATTTCAAGTAATGATCCAAAGAAAGATTTTAAAATATTGCGATACAATATTGATAGAAATCAAGATTTGATTGGTAAATTGGAGAGAGGAGCATATAGTAGTTATCGATATTATATTAATCCTGTTTCATTCAAACCTACAATAAGTGTATTTAAAGCTGATGATTATATAGGAAAAGCAAGTAATTTGGGGGATAAAGAAGTATCTTTACCTTCGATTAGTAATGATAGCGATCAAACACTTGGCGATCTGCCAACTCGAATATTTGTTGGAATGTTAGACGTTGGAACTATTGAAAAAGATGCCAGTAATAAAGGTTGGAATAATTCAATTGAAAGAAATGCTGATCCAGCAAAAATACATGCACAGTCAATGATGAGATATAATCAGATATTTACACAAGTTGTTGAAATACAGATACCACTTAATACTAATTTAAGTGCAGGTGGTGTAATTACGTGTGAGTTTCCACAACTCGCTACTACAAAGAGAAAAAGTGCTGATCCTGAAACAAGTGGTCTATATATGATAAAGGAACTCGCACACTATTTTGATGGGAAAGGTTCTTACTCAAAATTAAAATTAGTTAGAGATACTTACGGAAGAAAATGATTGAGAATAATTTACTAAAAACAAATTTTACTGGAAAAGATGGGTTTCGATGGTGGATCGGTCAAGTTGCTCCTGAAGATGCACAGGGAAGTCAAATACAAGAAATAGGAGAAGCTTGGGGAACAAGAGTTAAAGTTCGTATTTTTGGTTATCATCCTCCTGATGAAACTGAACTTGCAAATGATGATTTACCTTGGGCACAGGTTTTACTTTCACCTCAATGTGGTTCTGGTAAAGCAAATCGTGGTAAATCACTTCGTGTTTCGCCTGGTGACACCGTTATGGGATTTTTCCTAGATGGTGATGATGCACAATTACCAGTAGTAATGGGATTATTTGCAAAACCTGGTAATCCAGCGTATGGTGGCGATGAAGACTATACATACCCATTCCAACCTTTTACTGGTTATACAAGTAAGATAAAGGCAAGTGATTATATGATAAAGGGTGAAGGTGGAGATTCATCTGGCAAATATTCTCAAAAATCACCAAGACAAGTAGGAAAAAATAAAGCGAAAGCAATTGAGGAAGGAAGAAAGGATGGTTTAAAAGAAAGAGCAGCAAGTGCTGCTAATGAAAAGGTTATTAATTTTGGTGGATCAAATCAAAATACAGTTGAAAAATTAAATGGACAGGTTGAAAATGCAGTTAAAGAATATGCTAACGCATCACCGAAAGATAAATTTAGAATAATTGATAATGTATCCAGAAAAGTTACTGGAATAGCACAGTCATTATCTGGTAGTTTTGTCAATAAAACATTTGCAGACTTAAAACCTAAATTAAATCAAGGATTGCACGATTTGTATAAGAAGACTTATGCTACCGTATTACTAGCAACACAAAATCCTGCTATTGCAAAAAAGGCGGGAACAGCAGCACAGACAGCAATGGTCGGACCTGTTAGGTCACTTCAAAATTTTATTCCCTGTGCAGTTAAAAATATATCTGAAAATTTATTTGGATCAGTCCGTAATATATTGACAAGTTTATTAGATAACGTAGAAAATTTTGTATCTTGTATTGGTGATCAATTTATTGGTGCATTGTTTAATGATATAATTGGTAATATTAATAAACAATTAGGTGGATTAATGAAAGGAGTATCAAAAATATTTAAGGGTGATTTAGTAGGTATGTTAAGATCAAGTGCAGAGGGGATGTTAGGATTATCGAATGCTTTTAATTGTGAACTACCTAGTGCTGTTGATGCTTTAGGTGGGAAAACAAATAATTGGGTAATGGGCAAAGGTCCAAAAGATATTGTTGGAGTAACAGCGGAGGCAATATTAAGTGTTGCAAATGCTGCTCAAGAACTTCAGGAGGCAGCAGAAAGTCCTGGTGGAATATTAGGTAATTTAGGAATTTTTGACTTTATGAGACCAGATGTTAGCACACCTGGTTTTAGTAGTCAACTTGGTAATTGTTACACAGGACCTCCACTTAATTGTGTTGGTTTAAAAGTAAACATTTTTGGCGGTGGTGGAGAAGGAGCATCTGCAATGCCTATACTTGGTTCAATTGTTGGTGATACCTTTGCAACACAGACTGCAAGTTTGATTGGAATTAAATTAGAAAATGGAGGTGGTTCATACAAAACTCCACCATTTGTGGAAATAGTTGATAATTGTAATAAGGGATATGGAGCTGTCGCTAGGGCAGTTATTGATTATGATCCTAATTCACCAACATATCAACAAGTAGTTGATGTATATATTGTTACAGGTGGAGAAAATTATCCAGTTATTGAACCCGTAGATGGAATTGATGCAGTCTATACTGTTGATCACGTAGTAGTTGTTGATTCAGGACAGGATTATACAAATAATGATACTGTAACTGATGAACAAGGTAACGAATATACTATGATTCTTGATGATGGTGGTAGAATTATAAATGTAATTCCACCTAATCCAGAGATAACTAATGTTAAGGAAGTAAAGGATTTACCAGAATTGACTGTAACTTCCTCTACTGGATTTGGTGCTGTGCTGAAAGCACAGATAAGTGCAAGACCAGAGTTTCAAGGTGAAATTAAACAAGTTATCGATTGTATTACACCTAGAGATGGTATTGTTGGATTTGTTAATGGAGAACCATACTATGGTGCTTTCCATGTAATGCCAAATGGAACAAGAATGACGGGTGCAAAACATAGTGAAAATGATTTTATTATCTATGATACACCTCAAGCAAGTAGAACATCTACCGCAAGGTTAACTCCAACAACACAAACAACTCCGATTGTAACTTCACCTCCAATATCATATACTTCACCAACAGAGACAAATGTTTCCAACACCACTACACCAAGTCAAACTACAACAAGTTCTACTCCTCAAACTGGAGCAACTGATACATCAAGTCAACAAACGTCTGGACAGAGTGACCCTCCTAGTTCTAATAATAGTTCTAGTGGTAATGGGTCTTCGGGATCAGGTGGGGGTTACTCAGGATACTGATAAATATTAATACAATACTAGAATTATGGCAGAAAGACCCGACGAACAACAAAATTGGCAACTAAGACAGTACGATTCATTTGGTCCTCATTTTAGAATTGATACTGGAAATCCTCAGTTGGGGACAAATGGTGCTGTTGTTTATGATTTACTGGGATCTGGCAAAGATGGAAACACAAGTACAGTTGGAATGAGTGAGGGTGGATTATATCATTTATATAATGACCAGTGTATTGAAATAATGGGAGGGAATAGAGTTGACGCTGGTGGAGTATGTGTGAATATTGTTGGTGCGAATGGAGATGTTACTATAACAGCGATGAGTAGTGGTGATGTAAAAATAACAGGTCAGAATATAATTTTGGATGCAGATAAAAATATAGAAATCAATGCAGGTGGTGATTTTAGAGTTGTTGCAAATAATACCGTTAATATGACATCAACTAATATGTATCTCACAGCTCCTTATGGCAAGATACGAGTTCGTGAAGTTTCTTGGATGGGAGGAGTGTTCGCAGGTACAAAAGTATCTGAAAGTGTCTGGAGTGCATAATGTCAGATATTTTCAAAGATGGTAGTGTTCCGTTTCCCGATTATGATAGGGAAGATACTGATAATTTTACAAGAAAAGCAGAGTTTACTGATGATGTATTCATCTATGGAAATTTATATGCAAATGTAAAATCCGAAAATATTACATTTTCAGAGACAACAACTTTAGCAGATCTAAATGTTGAAAATATTTTTCTGAGTGGTGGAATAGTTGGTTCATCTGGTATATTTGATTGCTTAACAGCAAAAAATAAATTTGATGTTGGTCTTGCTGGAACCGTTTTTACTGCAATATCTGAAGCAGATGGTTGTGGATCACAGTCAACTGCAGGTCGAGTTGGTATAGGAAGCACACAACCTGATGGTAGATTTCAAGTAGGTGTTGGTGGTGCAACTCTTGATCCAAAATCTCCTATCGATCCATTTCAATCAGTCTTTATTATAACTGATGATGCCAAAACAGGAATTGGCACTACACAACCAACTGAAATTTTTCAAATTGGTGTCGGCACAGATTCACTTACTTTATCTGGATTAGGAACTTTAGGTATTGGTACACATGAACCTGGTAATTTCATAGGATTTAATACTAATCAAAATGTATATGGTGCTTTAAGAGCAGATTTCGATGGAAGTATAAGAATTGCAAGAAATATTTTTGACTCTGCAGGATCAGTTGGTGCAAACGCAAACTTCCTAAGTAGAGATAATGATGGTATACGATGGGTTTCATTCACTCCTGTTGAAACTGAAGGTGTATTTTTACAAGATGAAGGAACTTTTGTACCTACAGTAGGTGCTGCTCAGTCATTTACTGTTCTAAATTTTGTTCAAAAGAATAGTGAAGGTCGAGGAACAGATACTCTAATACCAACTGCACAAGATCCAACTACTGTTACTGGTGTTGCAACAATTTTCACTCAAGACTTGTGGGGTCATCAAGGGACTGGTTTAGGTGCAGCGATTTACAGACAGTCAAGGGTTGGTATAAATCAACAAAACCCACTATATCAGTTAGATGTCAATGGTGATTTACATGTGTCTAATGCTGTTCAATTTGATGCATCCTTAGATGTAAATGGTTCAGTTCAATTTAATAATACATTAGATGTTGATGGTATTACAAATCTTAAATCCACACTTGAAAGCACAAATGTTAATAGTGGAGCATTAGTTGTAGATGGAGGTGTTGGAGTTGAAAAAAATCTTAATGTTGGTGGTTCGGGTGTAATTGGTGGTAGATTTGATGTTGATAATGTTGATCAATCAACAAGTACGACCACTGGTGCTGCTGTTATAGATGGTGGTTTAGGTGTTGGTAAAAATTTAAATATTGGTGGATCTGGTGTAATTGCAGGTAGATTAGATGTTGATAATACTCAAGAATCAACAAGTCCATCTTCAGGTGCAGTAGTTGTTGATGGTGGATTGGGAGTAGCTAAGAATATAAATTCTGGTGGATCTGGAACTTTTGCAGGTAGATTAGATGTTGATGATCAAACAGACTCAACAAGCACTGGCACTGGTGCAGTTGTGGTTGATGGTGGTGTTGGTATTTCAAAGAATTTAAATGTAGGTCAGAATATAAAAGTATCTGGTAATTTAGAGTTGGAAGCACAACTCACTGATTTCTTTAACAGTCAGGGTGTTGGTATTTGTAAAACAGATTATCGTTTATCATCATTTAATGTTTCAGGTGTAGGTGTTGGAGTATCGTGGAGACCATCAGGAGTTCAAACAAAGAGAACTTTATGGGTATCTAAAAATGGTTGTGATACAAACAGTGGTTTATTAGAAGGAGATGCAAAGTATACCGTTGCTGCAGCAGCTGCGATTGCACAAGAAGGTGATACAATCAAAATTAGGTCTGGAGTTTACATTGAAAATAATCCTATAGGATTAAGAACTGATGTTGCGATTACAGGTGAAGATTTAAGATTAGTAACAATCGTTCCTAACAATACAAATAAAGATGTGTTTCATGTAAGGAGGGGATGTTTAATAGAAAACTTAAGTTTCGCTGGTGCAACCATCACAACTAATCATCCACGTTGTGGTGGTGTTGCATTTCCACCAACTCAGGCAAGTATTGATGCTGGTTTGGATTTTCAGGCAGTCTCAGGGTATACTGCATTAGGTCCTGCGAATGAGGGTGCTGCAGGTAGATGGAGATCACCATATGTAAGAAACTGTACAAATTTTATGACTGGAAGTATTGGTATGAAAATAAATGGAGATCACGCAAACGCTGCTTTTACAGGCACTAATGATGGTGGTCAAGATTTAAAATCTATGGTTTGTGACTCATATACACAATATAATGAAGCAGGTATTGGGGTGTCAATATCAAATAATGGATATGCACAATTAGTTTCGATATTTACAATTGGATGTGAAATTGGAATTGGAGTGTCATCAGGTGGACAGTGTGATCTTACAAACTCAAACAGTTCATTTGGTATTAAAGGTTTAGTTGCAGATGGTTTTGGTGATATTGAATTTACTGGCACAGTGTTAGAGGAAACAGATGCAGGAGTAGATACTGTTATAAGTAATAATACAAAAGACATTGGAAATAATATTAGAATACCTTTTGATGGTCAAGGTGTATTTTTTGAACTTGATATGAGTGATTATCCAGACTCACCCTCTTCATCTACTGTTACAGCTCCTTTACAAGTAATAAGATCGATAGATGTTGTTGATGGTGGAAATGATGGTGATTATTCTGTAGGATCACCACCTATTATAACATTAAATGAAGGTCCACAAGGTCCTGAGTCAATTCTTCCAGAGTTTTCACCAAATGTAAGTGCTGCGGGAACGATTACCTCTGTAGATGTTATTAATAGTGGTCGTAATTTTTTACCCTCACAAAACCTTTCCGTAAATATATCATCTGGTAGTGCAACTTTTAGGGTGAACACTGATCCAATATTATTTACTGTAAGTGAAGCAACAGACTCAGCATCAGTCACAGGAATATCATCTGTTACTTTTAATGAATTTATCCCATATCCAATATTCCAAAACACACCTATAAAATTTGTAAGATTAAGTCGTATCATTACCAGTTCTCATTCATTTGAATATATCGGTGCTGGTACAGACATAAATACATCGAACCCATTCCAAGGTGGAAAACCGATACCAGAGAATGAAGTAATCGC